CAGGAAGACCAGAAAAATTTGCTGGATGGCGTAAAACTACTGATTCGTCTATAACAGGAACCGCAAGAGCTTTGCATAATTGGATATCGTTAGAAGGTAGTAAGTATTTAGGTATAGGCACACATCTTAAATATTTAATAAAAGAAGGCACTACAATAAATGATGTTACACCGATTAGACTAACCACCTCTGCAGGAGATGTAACCTTTAGTGCGTCTAATGGATCTTCGGAATTAACAGTCACAGATACCGCACATGGAGCAGTCAAAAATGATTTTGTAACTTTTAGTGGGGCTACGTCATTAGGTGGCAATATTGTTGCCGCAGTCCTGAATCAAGAATATCAAATAGATACGATAGTAAATGCAAATTCATATAAAATTACGGCTAAAGATACATCTGGCTCTACTGTAACTGCTAATTCTTCCGATACCGGTAATGGTGGATCAAGTGTGGTAGGAGCTTATCAAATAAATGTAGGCCTTGATTTTTATGTTTCATCTACTGGTTGGGGAGCTAATGGATGGGGTGATGGGACTTGGGGTACGACAGCAGCTTTATCAGAGACAAACCAACTTAGATTATGGTCACATGATAATTTTGGTGAAAATTTAATTATTAATGCTAGAGCTGGTGGTATATTTAGATGGTTAGAAAGTGGCGGATTAAGCACTAGAGCAGTAGAACTATCAGGTATTACAGGTGCAAATCTAGTGCCAACAAAAGCATTACAAGTTATTACATCAGAAATCGACAGACATCTTATTGTTTTGGGCGCTGATCCATTAAATGCTTCAGGTACTGCAAGAACTGGCTCAGTAGATCCTATGTTTGTAGCATTTTCAGATCAAGAAAATGAACTAGAGTTTGAGCCAAAAATTGATAATACCGCAGGCTCAGTACGGCTTTCTTCTGGATCTACTATAGTTGGTGCTGTTAAATCAAGACAAGAAACAGTAATTTTTACAGATACCTCTGTTTACAGCATGCAGTTTGTTGGACCACCTTTTACTTTTGCACTAAATTTAATAAACGAAGCTACAGGATTAGTAGGTCCAAATGCAGCAGTTACAGGACCTAATGGTGTATATTTTATGTCATACGATAATTTTTATGTATACAACGGGACAGTACAAAAAATACCTTGTAGTGTTTTAAATTTTGTTTTCTCTAATTTTAACAGCGAGCAAGCCTACAAAGTAACCGCCTTCACAAACACAAAAGAAAACGAAATAGGCTGGTTTTATCCATCCGCAACTTCGCAAGAAATAGACAGATATGTTATTTACAACTACGAAGAAAAAGCTTGGTATTATGGTCAACTGGTTAGAACTGTATGGTTAGACTCTGGAGTAGAGCCCTTCCCACAGGCCGTTGGTAGTAATAGTCTTTTTGAACATGAATTTGGTTTTAATGATGATGGCAGCGAAATGACTGGTGTATTTATAGAATCTTCTGACTTTGATATAGGGGATGGTGAAAACTTTATCTTTATCAAAAAAATAATACCAGATGTTAAATTTTTGTCATCAGAAGAGGGTAATGTAAATTTTGTTACAAAAGTGCGAAACTTCCCTGGCGACAGCTTATCTACAGTAGCCACATCAACCGTAGACTCTAACACACAACAATCACACATTAGAGGCAGAGGAAGACAGGCTGTAATAAGAATAGCGTCTAATGATGGAGATAGTGGTAATGATGGAGTTGGCTGGAGATTAGGAGCGACTAGACTAGATATTAGACAAGACGGAAGAAGATAATGCACCCAGAAGTAAGTTTATTAGAAGCATTAAGAAAAAAATATATCGGCGATATAGCTGTACATGAAGCAAATATTTTGGCTTACGAGATTAGTCCAGTTGGTATAGGAGAACATTCTGACATAGTTCAATCTTTAGATGTAGAGGTAGAAAAATTAGCGAGTGCAAAAGATAAATTAAATGCTGTAGAGATTTTAATACAAAATTTTCATATAGATGGCTAAATTATTACCAACAAGACTTCCAATAGCTACTGGCGATCAAGTATCTGTAGAAATTTTTAACCGTTTGGTAAGAATATTAGAAATCAATCTAGGTGGTTTTGACCCTACTTTTACGTTACAATTAAATCAAACCGAACGTGATACAGCCCAACTTGAAGCTGGCACGCTAATATTCAATACAACTACAGAAGTATTGCAGATGTTCGACGGAACACAATTTATTGACCTAACAAGTCACCGTACCTATCCTACAGGATTGAGTGCGACAAGCTCGTTAGGCAGCGTAACAGTTACAATTACATAATATGCAAGGTATAGAAAGTTTAAAAAATAAGGGTAGATTCGGAGATACAGAGTTAGCACATTTAACTCCTGGTGAAGTAGTTTTGCCTGCCGATTTTTTAGGCAAATATCCTAGTCTTAAAACAGCCGTACAAAAAGCTTTAAAAAAAGAAGACACTCTTTTAAATGAACTTATAGTTGGCAACGAACTAAATTCTATAAATCCACAAACAGGATTACCTGAGTTTTTTCTCAAAAAATTTAAAAAGAAAATAGGTAAATTCTTCAAAAAAGTTAGAAAAGTTTTAGACCCTGTTGCAGAAATAGCAAAATTTGTACCTGGTCCTTGGCAGGCTCCAGCTAATATTTATTCCAAAGCTAGAGCAGCAGGCCGTATAGTAACAGGCGAAGGTGGTATTGGTGATGCTATAAGTTTATTTACAGGCCCGAAAGTTTTCGGAGAAGGCGGTAGTTTATCCCAATTAGGTGGAGGTACAGGATCTATTGGTGACACTTTTAGCAGTATAAAAGAATATGTGTTACCGGGCGAGGATAAAAGAGGTATCTTTAAAAATTTAGGCAGAGATCTTTTTGGGATGGGGCAGCAACAACAAGTAGCTCAACAAGAAGAGACTAGCGAATTTAATTATGCAGTCACAAAACAACAAAGAGAAAAAGCACAAAACTATTTAAATAATTTATCGCCGGATGATTTAAAAAGAATACAAGAATTTCAACCAGATTTGTACAAACAACTTATGTATGAGTCAGGTCAAATTCAACCTTTACAATCTTTGGTGCCAACAGTTATGGATAAAGATGGTAGACCAGTACCAGTAAATCAACTAAGATCCTCCGGTATTTTTCAAACACCTAGTGGTAGGAAGTTCAACATTTTAGATGATTTATTTGGTATTGATCCAGGGGGAGGCGGTATATTTGGGTCTTTAGGTAATGTAAGAGAGGGTGTTAAAAGTGTTACAGGAATAGATCCTACATTAGCTTTATTAGCAAAAAGATATGGTGAATTAACAGAAAAAGCATTACGAGAGAGACAAGGAGGCATGCAAGACGTTAGAGCAGGAATAAGAAAAGATTTAGCACCAGTACAAACATTTGGACCGGGCGGTTTTGATTTAGGACTGGGGGGCGGTTTTAATAACCCCAGACCACAAATAAATGCTTTTGCAAAAGGTGGTGCTGTTGTTGGTGAATCAGATTATGCCGAAGGTGGTCCAGCTAACAAAAAATCATTTGAATTGCTAATAAGTCCAGATGGTTTAATTCTAGAAGACTCTAATGCCGCTGTAAGACAGCAAAGCATATTCGGGAAAGTCATGAGAAGTTTAGAGGACATACCTGACAGAGATTTTGATGCGTATGTTGAAGCTGTAAGAAAAGGACAAGTAAAAGATGATTTATCAGACAGAGCGGTATATGTAGAAACTGGTAAACCTGTTAACGAACCAGACCCAAATGCACCTTTCAAAATGCCTTTAAGAACAGCTTATGATAATCATCCAGAAATATTTGAATTGGCAGTTAAATATGTAAAAAATACAAAAAAAGTAGGAAAAGCAAAAGGCGGAATAATGGACACAGATGAAGCGTTAGAATATGCAGAGGGTGGAGATGTTTTAGATATGAGATCAGGTGGTGAGTCTATCGGACCTGGTACCGGCACCTCAGATGATATACCGGCTATGTTGTCAGACGGTGAATTTGTTATGACTGCTAAGGCAAACTTAGGTGCAGGTAGTATGCAAATGAAAAAGAAAAAAGGTGGTATTATGGAGTTATCACCAGCACTAGAACCAGACAGACAAAGAGGTGCAAAAAACATGATGAAATTAATGAAATATTTTGAAGGAGTAGCATGAGAGGACGTAATATAGATTTTGGCCCGAAGTTTACAACGGACAGATTTGGCATGCCAGTAATTACACAAGCACCATTACCTAGCGATTTACCTAGAAGTATGAGAATTGCTAATCCAAGACGTAATGATAACTTTGGAAGTGAAAACGAAAAACAGATGGAACAATTCCGTAGAGATATGGCAAGCCTACCACCAGGAGTAGAACCTGGAGGTCAATTTTTTTTAGGCCCAAATGGTGAGCGACTTTATCGACCGCCTATGCCTCAAGCAGCACCTGGTATGATGCAGGCACAAGTTATGCCACCAGCTATTAATTTAGATACTGGAGAACCTGTATTAAATACTTTACCAAATCCCAGTGATATACCAGATTTTAGACCAGATGATTTACAACCACAATTTCCAGATGCTGATGTTGACTTAGGTATGGCAGGAGACGTAGTGCCAGGCTCAGGTGAGACAGGGGGAGAAGAATCTGGCTCAGAGGTCGTGACAGACCCAGTTCCTGCAGTAGATACAGGGCCAGCTCCACTTAGACCTGTTTTAGGCCAACAAGAAGTATCAGAGGTAATTAGCGACCCATTAGTGCGTTCCTTATACTTTGGTACAGAGGACACACCTGGATTTTTTAATCAGCTTCAACAAGCAGCTGCATCAGCAATACAACAACAAATACCGTTACAACAAACCGCAGGCTTAACACCATTAGAACAGACTGCTATAGATAGATCTGTAGCCGGTTTAGGTGGATTTGAGCCGTTTTTACAACAACAACAAAAAGCAATAGAAGAAGCAGTTGGTTTGGAGCGTGCTGGTGGTGCTCTTATGCAACCATATTTTTCTAGAGCAGAGCAACAATTTGGTACAGGTCTTGGCAGTCTATTACAGTCTCTTGGACAAACAGGCCCATCAGCAAGAGAGTTCCAAAGAGCAAGTTTAGTGGGTTTTGATCCAAGATCAGCAGGTGCTTTTTTTAATCCTTTTGAAGAGCAAGTTGTGCAAAGAACAATAGATGATGTTTTACGTGCAGGTGAAATTAGAGATATAGAACAAAGAGCAAGAGATATACAAGCAGGAGGTGAATCCGCCTTCGGATCTAGAGCCAGACTAACAGCTGCCGAACGTCAGAGAGCTCTTGGAAAAGGGTTAGGTGAAGCACTAGCTGGCATAAGATCTGGAGGTTTCCAACAAGCTTTAGGACAAGCGCAAAGAGAATCAGAGTTCCAAAGAGGTGGATTAGAAAGAGCTGCAAGTTTTGAATCTGGATTAGGGGCAAGAGAACTAGAAGCAAGAAGAGGTTTTGGACAAGATCTATTAACTGTAGGTGGACAAAGATCACAGCTTGCTAGAAGCATAGGGCAAAATCTAGCTGCTTATGGTAGAGATATAGGTGCTCTAGGTAGAGAAAGACAAGATCTAGCGCAAAAAGAAAGAAGAGAACTGATGGGGCTAGGACAAGTACAAAGAGGCATATTAGATACACAACTAGCAAGACAATTTGAACAGCAAAGAAAACAAATGGATAGACCTTTATCAGTCTTAGGACAGGTAGGTAGTCTCTTGCCTGGATATCAACAAGCAAGCACCAAAATAGGTAGTGCATATGGATTGCCTACAGACCCTGCAGCTGGAGGTTTAGGTGCAGGACTAAGTTTATATTCTGGGCTAGTAAACCCGAAAACATACGGAAACTAATGAAAGAAATATTGAAAAGAAAAATGTTTGAAAATACAGACATGCAAAATATGCCAACACTTGCAGATCCTGTAGGCGTGCAAAAAGGTAAAGACTTTGAAAAACTTATTGGTGGTTTGCTGTCTTTAAAAGAAAAATTAAATTTAGATGAAAATGTAAATTTAGCAAAAAATATAGACAGAGCCATCGAATCTTTGTTTTTAGAAAAAATAAACAAGGCCCAAGATTTTTTAACAGTAAGTAAAAATCCGCAATTTGAAAGTAGAAATTCATATACCTTTGAAAAAGACATACCGTCTTCTTTCTTCGACACAACAACTTTGTTTGCACAAGAAATGGGTGTGCCTTTTAATGAACCTGTACCAGAGATAGG